TGCCCTGGAACGGCTCATGTGGAACGCCGCTGCCGGCCAATACTCTGTATGGCATCAATTCCAACGGGTATCTGTTCGCGCGCGGCGGGCTCGCGACGGATAACCCGTATTACAACAGCATTCAATCGCTTACCGGCGGCGTAGCGGGCCGCGCCCTGTTCACGACCGATGTACTCAACGGGAGCGGCGTGACGTGTTCGCCCGTGGGAAGTTGCGGCGGCGCTTATTACAACACGAACGGTTCGAACGGCGTACCCACTCCGCTCTCTGGCGACAGTTTCCACGGCGGCGCGTTTTATTGGGATAACAGCCTTGGGGCGCAGCGGCTTCACAACGGAAGCGCCTGGAAGACGCTTTGCTACACCGCCGGCGCAAGCGGGCAAATCCTGTTCGACAATAACGCCGGCGCGTGCGGCCAAAGCTCCAATCTCACGTGGGACGGAACCGACGCCTGGCTTACGATCGCTTCGACGGCCGGCGCGACACCGGCCGTTTCGGGCTTTATCGGAAACGTGTTCAACTCGACCGCCGCGAACAGTTCGACGGCTCACGCCGTCCAGACCCAGAGCGGAACCTTTGTGATTTACGGCGACGGACACGCGACATTCGGGGACATCACCGCCAATAGTCTTACATCGCTCGGCGCGGTTTCGGCTGGAACCTCCATTTCGGCTGGAACCTCCATCAACGCCAGCGGCACCATGACCGCGGGCGGGCAGATTACCACCTCATCATTCGTTCTGGCTTCGAACGGCTTTGATGCGTTGGGAGCATCCTATAACGAAGTGCAAGCCCCATTTGGCGGAATGCAGGCGCTTTCCTTCACGGCGGCGAACTACGTTCAGACCGGCCATCACAGCGGCGCGCCGAGCCCGACCACTTCAGACAGCTTCCACCAGGGCGCGATGTTCTGGGACGATTCAACGGGCGCGGAGAAGGTTTACAACGGAAGCGCATGGATTAGCCTGAGCGGCGGCGGCGGAAGCCCGGGCGGCGCTTCGACCGATGTTCAGTTCAACAGCGGCGGAAGTTTCGCCGGCAGCGCAAATTTCACCTGGGACGGCACGAATAACCAGCTCACCATCGCGGCCGGCGCTTCGGGTTCGGTTCGGGGCTATATCGGCGACGTGTTCAATTCGACGGCCGCGAACTCAGCCACGGCGCACGCGTTCCAGACGAACACCGGAACGGCGGTGATTTACGGCGATGGGCACGCTACCTTTCAGAACGTGACCGCGAACAGCCTTTCCAGCAATTCGCTGGTAAGCGGCACGGATTTTTATGTGGGCGGCACGCTTCAGAGTTTAGGGGGGCCGATTCTGGTTTCCGGCGGCATGACCGATACCGGAACGGGCGACACCATCGTTTCCGATCGGATCTGGGCGACGACTGACCTGGCGGTTACCGGCTCAACCGGGACCATCAGCGCGGGCGCGTGGACAGTGGTATCGCAGCCATCGGGAGTAGTGACCATCAACGCCCAGAGCTATAAAGCGGGCGGCGTGGCGGGGATTTCGGGTACGACTTGCACGGCCTGGACGAATGGCTTGTGTACGCACCTCTAGCCCACGCCGACTAGATGACTGAATGATGCCCACCAGACTTATCGCGCTCGCCGCATTTGCGGCGCTCGCAGCATTTGCGGCCGATGCGCCGAAGGAACAGCCGCGGACGTCGGCCAGCTCCGCTGAAGTTTCCAGCTTCGCCGTGAAGAACCTCGAGCAGCTCTCCGCGGAAATCGAGTTCCAGCACGCGCAGATAGACGGACTGAAAGCCCAGATCGCGAAGTATGAGGAATTACTGAGCAGAGGCGCGACCAAAGCCAACGGCGACGCGCGCGCGATGCTTTCGGAACTCCAGAAAAAGCACAACGCCGGCGGATGCGATCTGAACGTATCCGGCGAGTGGCATTGTCCCGAGCCCCGGAAATGATCGGGCGCATTCTGATCGCGGCGGCGCTCGCGGTATTTCCGCAGACGCGCACGCTCACGGAAAATTACTCGATCGATCTGGCGGGCAAGCCCGACGCGCGCCCGGGCACGTGGGGCGGGGCCGATTCCGTGGCATCGCCTTTGCGGTTCACGCCGCCGGCCGGGTATCGCGTGCGGATTCTCGCGATTCATGGCGACTTCATCGCGTGGCCGAAGGCGGGAACGATTCCGCCCGGGACCAGCGCGGAGGCGGGATGGGGCATTAAAACGACTGCGCCCGATGGAACCACGGCGGCGGCGTACGGGTACGACAATACGGCGGTCTGGGTTCAATGCGGGCTTACGGCCGCGCTCGACAATTGCGCGCGGGCCTATGACCGCGAATTCCCGGGCGGCTTCGATCTGGGGCCGGACAACACGCTCATATCCCAGGCATTCATCGCGATCAACACCAGCGGGGTTACGGTTCACATGGAACCCACGTTCACTATCCGGTATCAGTTCATTCCGCAATGAAGTTTGAGCGGACGCGCGACCTCGAGCGCATCGGGCGGCGCGGCGCGCCGGATTCGTGGAATATGGGCGCAATAGTGGCGCTTTCCTGAAAAACTGCGCGGCTGACGACTTTATTTCATGGGCGCAAAGCGCCCGCTACCGCCGTGAGGCGGAAGGAGCATTTCTTGGGTTTATTCGGGGCAATTACCGGAATCATCGGCGGCATACAGGGCGCTTCCGCCGCGCACAACGCAGCCAATACCGAAGCGGGCGGCTATAACACCGCGGGAACCACGGTTCAGACCGGGGCGGCGAACGCCAATAAAACCATTGAAAACACGGTGAACCCCGCCGCGGCGAATGTGGCCGCGGCCGGGACCAACGCCGGCGATACCGCGATGACGGTTGCGGGCCAGGGCGGGGCGAACGTGGTGAACACGGCCGCGACTGGCGCCGGAAACGTGACCGCGGCGGGCGCTTCCGCCGCCGGCGGCATGACGCCGTATTCAACCGCGGGCGCGGCGGCGGCGGGCAAACTCGGCGATATGGTCAATGACGGGACGATGACCGCGAGCTTTAACCCTTCGGACCTCGCGAGCACTCCCGGGTATCTGTTCTCGCTTCAGCAGGGCCAGCAGGCGCTACAGCGTTCGCAGGCGGCGCAGGGCGCGGCCGGAAGCGGCGGCGCGTTAAAGGCGCTGAACAGTTACGCCCAGGGCGTGGCCGGCCAGCAGTACCAGCAGGCATTCAACAATTTCCAGACGAATAAACAGAACACCGTTGCGGACTTGAGCGGGGTTGCGGGCCAGGGGCAGACCGCGGCGCAGTATGCCGGAAGCGCAAACCTCAACGCCACGGAAAACGCCGCGGGCCAAAACAATACGGCGGCGACCACGGCCGCGGGCGCGAATACCCAGGCGGCGGAATATGCGGGCTCAGCGGGACTTCAGGGCGCGACCACCGCGGGCGGGATGCAATTGAGCGCGGCCGATACCGAAGCCGCGAACACTTACAACGCCGGCGTTTATCAGGGCAATACCCAGATTGGCGCGGCGAACTCGATCGCGCAAGGCGATCTGGGCGCGGCGAACGCGTGGAATGGGATGCTTTCGGGCATCGGTTCAGGGCTCGATGGCGCGGTGAGCGGCGGATTCGGCGCAGGCAAGGGCTTCAACCTGGGCGGGATGATAACCGGGAATCCGTATTACGGACAGAGCAGCGGCAGTTCAGGGACGTGGGTGTAAACAATGGCGAGCTTTCCGATACCAAACCCCGACATAGCGAACGGGATTCGACCCGTTCAGGTGGAACCATACGGCGCGGCGGCTGAGCGCGCGCTGACGCTTGGCGATCTGATGCAACAGCGGCAATTGCGGCAACAGCAACTAGCGGCCGGCAATATCGAATTGCAGCAGAAACAGATTGCGCTGCGCGATCAACAGGCGATGACCCAGGCCATGCAGCAGTGGGACGCCAAAGACCCGAACCAGCTTGTAGACCTCGCGCGAAAGAACGGCGCGAGCGCGAACAAGATATTCGAACTGCAAACGCTCGCGCTCAATCATCGCAAGGAATTGGGCGCGGCCGATGAAGTAGACCTGAAGAACCGGGCGACCCGGGCCGATGCCATGCAATCGCTGTTCTCGCCGCTCGCCGATGTGGCGGACCCGACTGAGCAGAAATCCGCCTATGACGCGGCCATGCAGGAAGCTATCCGGCAAAGGCTCACGACCCCCGAGGAAGCAGCGCTGCATCCCTATCCCGGGCCACAGGGCATAACCCCTTACATAAAGGGGCTCGACTACGAAAAGTACACTCTGGGCCAGCAGCAGCAGCAGCGGGCGAACCAGGCCGCGGCGGGCGCGAAAAAGGATGAGGCGGAACTCCCGGGCATCCAGGCGGACGCGCAGACAAAGCAGATCGCGAGCGCATCGCAGCAATTGAGCGGGGCGAAATCCTCGCAGGATTACGCGGCAGCATGGAATCAGCTACCCGCCGGTATCGCGCGCCGTTTCCCGACGCCTGAGCAATGGACGCCGCAAACGCCCGCGATCGCGCAGCGTATCGGCCTGACCAGCGAACAGGCGACCACGGCGGACCAGGCCGCGGCGAATGCGGCCGAAACCGCAAAGCGGGACCAGCAGACCGCGCGTAACGAGAACGCCAACACGGCAATCAGCAGAGGCCGGCTGAGCCTAGAGCAAAAGAAATTCGACGCGACCATTGGATCGGGGCTCGACGCCAACGGGCAACCCCTGAGCGCGGACGCTCTGAAACAGGCTGCGCTCCAGGACCCTACAGCGGTTGCGATCGCCAATTATCAGATCCCGCCGCCGGCAGGGCGCACAACGCCGATCGGCATGGCGATCATGCGAAAGGTTCTCGCGATCGACCCGCAGTATGACGGAACGCAGTTTCAGGCGCGGAATAAAACCGCGCAGGATTTCAGCGCGAGCGGCGCATCGGGCAAAGCCATTACCAGCGCGGATACTGCGCTCGCGCACCTGGACGCGATCAGCCGCGCGGGCCGCGCGCTCGACAACGGCGATTACAAGGCGTTGAACCGCATCGCGAACGAGATCGGCGCGCAAGTCGGAGCGAGCCCGCGCAATACCTACGACACCATCGTGGGCATGGTTTCGCCTGAAATCTCGAAGGCGGTTATCGGCGGGGCCGGCGGCGAAGGCGAGCGCCAGGCGATGGCGCTCAATTTCAAATCGGACCTCGCGCCCAAGGTAAGGGAACAGGCAGTCGGCGCGGCCGCGCAACTCCTGAACGCGCGCGTGCAGAAGATGGGACACGCCTACGAATCCACGATGGGCAAACCGTTCGCGCGGCAGTTGAGCCCCGAATCGAAGGCCGTACTCGATCGCTATTCCGGGAAATTACCGGACGGCGACGGAAAGGTGATCGATAAAGAAACGGCGCGGCAGTTTTATGACGCGGCCGGCGGCGATCCCGTGAAGGCGCGCGCGCTGGCGCAGCAGAATCACTGGAAGGTGCAGTAATGCCCGACGTGTTCGACGAGATACACAGCTCGACCCCAGCGGCGTCGGGCGACGTATTCGACCAGATCCACTCGCAAAGCCGTGATTACTCCGTGGGCGGTTTCGCTCGCAATGCCGCAAACTCGGGGCTCGACCTGGCAAAGAACATCGGCGAAGCCGTCGTTCACCCGATCGATACCGCTGCTGCCGCCGGTAAAACAATGCTCGGCACCGTACAGGAAATGAGTCCGGTTTCATCGCCGGCAAACGAAGGCTATAAGCCCTACGCGGAAGCGTTTGGCAATGCGCTCAAATCGCGTTACGGCGGTGGCGACAAGATCCTGAACACTCTTTATAGCGATCCGGTTGGATTTCTCGCCGACGCCGCAACCCTCCTGGGTGGCGCGGGCGGCGCGGCCAGGGGGTTCGAAATGGCAGCCGACGCCGCCAAGGCGGCGCGCATTGCCGACGCGGCCGGCGCAGTGGCGAGGACCGCGAGCGCGGTTTCCGACGCTATCGACCCCGTGCGGCTTGCCGGCAAGACCGCCGGAAAACTCGCCGATACGGTCGGACTCCGTTCCTCAGTTCCCGAGGCGCTTTATCAAAGCGCGCTCAAACCGCCCCCGGCGAGCCCCGACGTGCGCGCTATGGTTCGCACCGGGCTCAATAACGCTATTCCGATTTCCGAGGGTGGAACCAGAAAACTCGACTCTCTGCTTTCCGACGTCCAGCAGAAGGTAAACGCCACAATCGCGGCGCGACCGGGCGTCACTATCGACCCGAACTCAGTAGCGCAGCGCGTGGACCAGATCCGTCCGACGTTCTCCCTTCAGGTGAATCCGACGAAGGATCTCAAAACGCTCGATGCAGCCAAAGATGATTTCCTGAATACCGTAGGAGCGGGGCCGATTCCAGCGGACCAGGCGCAGGCGATCAAGGTCAATACCTACAAGCAACTGACCGGTAAATACGGCGAACTTAAAAACGCCGAGATCGAAGCACAGAAGGCGCTCGCGCGCGGCATTAAGGAAGAGCTGAATACCGCTTTCCCCGAACTCGCGAACCTGAACGAAAAGGAATCGAATCTTCTGGGGTTACAGGACGTGCTTGAGCGCACGGTGCGAAAAATCGGCAATCACGATCTGATGGGGATCAGCACGCCACTCGCGAGCGCCGGGGCCGCCGCTTTAACCGGCAATCCGGCGGCCGCGAAAGCGGCCGCAATTCTGAATGCGGTGATCGGAAACGCAAACGTCAAATCGCGTCTTGCGATCGCGCTCGATTACGCCAACCGGCCGGCGGGAAGCGCCCGGAAAGTGGCGTCTACCGTAACCGTTCCGCTGCTGAGCCAGTACGGCTCGCGAATACAGTCCTATCTGGATTCGCTGAGCGCCATGAGCCCGTCAGAACAAAGCGCAGTATTCGCGCAATAAGCCACGGCCAGGACGCCATAAACACGTCCACGCCGTGAATGCCGCCGATCCGCGTTGAGCCGTTGTAAAGGCACAGCGCGGACCAGGCGATGGAGACGATCAGCCACGCGCGTTTAATCATCTACTTTCCCCCGAATACACACCGCCACGCGCCGCGCCGACTACCCGGACGTGAGCGCGTTGAATACGGTACTTAGTTTTTTCCCCTACGTCCTGAACGCCGTTAAAGCGGTAGAGGACGCTTACGCCGCCGAACCGGGCGCGAACAAAAAGCAAATCGTTCTCGATAGCGTGCTCGCCGCCGCCAGAGTCGGCGAAAGCGTGCCGAACGCTGAAGTTGCATTGCTTTCCGCGCTGATTGACAGCACGGTAACGATGCTGAACGCTTCCGGCCTGTTCACGCATAAGCCGCCCGTCGCGCCGAGCCCCACGCCAACCGTAGCGCCCGCGCCGGCGGTGACGAAGTGAGCGACCCGATATTGATTCTCATCGGGCGTTTTTTCGGTCTGTAAGCGGCAGGGCGCATCGATCACGCGTCCTCTTCCCCGCTCTGCCCTTCGAACTCGTTTTCCTGATGCCGCGCGAGGATATCGCGCTTGCTGGTGGGAACGGGCGAGACCGCGGCAGGCGAGGACGCGCCAGAAAGCCGCTCCAGCGCTTTGGCGATTCGCTCGAGTTTTGCTTCGATTTCCTTCAAAAAGTTAAACAGCCTGGCTTCATCCATAGATTCACCTGTAAGGAACAGGGCGCATCATGCGCCCGCTTCCCCGCCCCCTGGCGCGGGCGGCATCCGCTCGATAAGACGGCCGATTGCGCTCACCAGCTTGTCTACGCGTTCATCGCGTACCTGACTCGCCTCGCGCTCTGCTTTCTGCGAGCGCACCATTTCGTCGATCTGCCCCTGAGTAAGGACCTGCCACTTGAGCATGGACTTGATTTCGCTCATGACAAATTCGTGATCGGATTCCTGGCGTTCCGCCAGGTTTTCGAGCAATCGCTCGATGCGGTCCAGCCGTTCTCCTCCGTTGCCGTTCATCTCACCCCTTCTTCTTCTTCGCCGCTTTTAATGATCATCGGGCGTTTTTTCGGACTCTAAGTTCTCGGCCTTTGATTTCGCTCGTAACTTGGCTCGCTCGCGCTCAAGTTTTCGTTGTTGTTTTCGCATTCGAGCTGCCTCGTGCCGAATCTCCCGGTTGTTCGGCGCATCGCCATATAACCGGCGACGAAGCTCCTCATTCCGTAGCTGCAACTGCCGGAGCTGTTCAGCCCGAATCGCGGTTTCCGTTAACGATTCCACCTGTGGGGGATGAATCCCATTCGCTATGTCAGGCATGGAAGGACCGGGCGGCGAACTTGGGTAGGGCTGCATCGCGGGCGCCGATCGGACGCACACCCACGACCAGTAGCAGCGGCCGTTCCGATCGCAGACACACTCATGGACCAAGTCGCTGCAACCCGGGCGGGGTACTGGCTTGATGACAGGCGGTTCGATACCGCATTGCGCGTACGTCATTTTAGCGGCGGCAAACAGCATCAACATCAGGCCGGTTTGTCTTTTTCGCCCCAACGAGCGCGCGCAGCTTTCGCCGCGATCTCCTTCCTCTGCTTCGCCGAAAGATTCTTCGCGCGAGCCTTCCCTCCCCTGCTTCCCATCGCCTTCGCCGCTTCGGTAACCGCCGGATCTTTCTTGCTTGCCATTAAGCACCATGTTACATCCTTAGCGCAAAGAATCGCCGCGCGCCATTCCTCCAGTTCCAGTACGGGACACAAGAAAGTTTTCGCAGCGTGCCTTGCGCTAAGCACATGCTTAGCGGTAAGCTTGTTTTGTCATGAGCAGCCTGGCAAACACAATCCGACGCGAAGCCGAAGCCGCCCGCGTGAAGCAAGCGCAATGGGAAGCGGAAGCCGAAGAACGGGAAGCGCAGGAAGCGCTTGAAGCCGCGCGCGAGGAAGCCCACGCGAGCGATTGCCGTATCTGGGCGGATGAGTTTTGCGATTGCGTTATTGGGGGTGGCAGGAAGCCGCCCGCCCGCGAGGATGTTTTCGCCGCGATTCGGAGCGGCGCTTATTTCGGTCTGGAGGTAAAGCGGTAATGGCAAGCACGGCAGTAGCGCAGCGGGAAATCATCCGGTTTCAACCGGGACAAGTGGAAACGGTTGTATTGAAGTACGCGAACGGGCGGGAAGTGAACGGCGCGAACGGGCCGCAGTTCATGTTTACAACGGCGGATAACCGGATTTTCTTTCTGGACCCGGATATCGCTTACAACGTGGAGAAATGCGCGACCGAAGCGGGCCAGGGCGTGCCCCTGACCATCGTAAAAACGAAGGGGCCGCGGAATACGGTCAATTGGGACGTACGGCCGGCTTACAGATCCCAGGCGGCGAGCGCGAGCCCTACACCCGCGCCCGCCTTTCATCAAGTGAGCCAGGCAACTACATCAGCACCCACCAGCTTAGAACAGGCTCTAACCGCTTCCATCGCCCACGTGGAAGCGAAGAAAGCGGCGGCGGAAGCTACGCCCCGCGCGATGGCGCTCGAAGCGCCCGCGATGCCGGAATACCTGGGCAATCTCTTGGCGGAATGCGGCATCGCCGCGCTGAACGCTACGGCGAAGGTGGAGGAACACGCGGGCGAAATCGGTTTCGAACTTCAGTTCGACCAGGGGGCGATTGAACGCATGGCGGTAACGCTGTTTATCGAGACTTGCAAAAGGGGCGCGCGATGATGCGCGCCTTACTCGCGTTCTGGCGCTGGCTCACGCTGGACCCGCCGTGCGAAGGCTGCGCGGCGGCGGATGCGTCGCCCTGTTTGATGTGCGGGCAGCGGGCGTGCCCCGCCCACGCCTTCGGCAGCGGAACCGGCGTTATCTGCCGCGGCTGCGATCGCCGACTGTAGGGGTAATTCGGCCATTTGGTTTGTTTCTCCACACGCCCCGCGCAAGCGGGGCGTTTTCGTTTTATGCGAGACTTCGAAGCATGAGCAGTGAAAAACAAACCGAAGCCACCGAAAAGAAGCCCGCCGCCCGCGCCACGCGTTCGCGCAGCCGCGCGCCGCGATCGCGCAGCCATCGCCGCAAGGCCACCCCGAACGCCGAGCAGCAAAGCGGCATGAACGGCGGCGAGCATGAGGGCTCGGATTATCAGACACAAATCGGGCTACTCAATCGCTACTGCGCGGCCAAGCGCATTACTTACGGCGACGTGAACATATTTGAGTTGCTCGCCTGGCAGCAACAGCACCAGGGCCAACAGACCGCACAGCAACAGCGCTCGATGACGGCGGGCTCGCACCGCTGAGATTTCGGCAGCACATACCCGCTTTCGTTACGGGCGTTGACCCGTTTGAATTCGAATTCACGGGGCGCGATGAACTATTCGCGCACCCGTGGATCAAGCGATGGGCGAGTGACCCGAACTTTTACCGCTATTCAATGGGGTACGTGGCGTATGTCCCCACGCTGATGGTCGAAGTAGACGAAGGGCGGCGCTATTGGGTCCTGGGCTTTTTCCCCGACGTGCCGGATAATGCGCGCCAGCTCCTCGACTTGCCGGAATGGAAGCCCGCGCCGCGCGAGACGCCGCAAAGCGCAATCCAGTAAACGCGCCCGGTACAATCTGCCGACTAATGAGCAGATTGCCAGCGAAACCCCTTACCGCCGCTTTATACGTCCGCGTTTCCACGGACAAACAGGACTATGCGCTCCAGCTCCACGATTTGAAGCGCTACGCCGCGCGCCAGGAGTGGGAAATCATCGAATACCCGGAAAAGGAATCGAGCGTAAAGGCGCGGCCGGTATTCCGGCGGATGCTCGAGGACGCGCGCCAGGGCAAAATCGGCGCGATTCTGGTTTGGCGGATTGACCGCTTCGCGCGCTCGATGAAGGATTACGTAGACACCACGCTGGACCTCTACCGCTGGAAAGTCCGCCTCATCTCCGTAACCGAGAACATAGACACCAGCGATGAAAACCCGTTCGCGGAGTTCCAGCGCGGCTTACTCGCGCTACTCGCGCAGCTCGAGCGGAAAATCATCGTGGCCCGGGTTAACGCCGGCATCGCGGAAGCGAAACGCCAGGGGAAGCATTGCGGGCGCCCGAAGTCGGTATTCCGGAGGGACGAAGCGCGGCGGATGCGGGCACAGGGAATGACTGTTCGCCAGATCGCGGCGGCGCTCGGCGTTTCCGCGATGACGGTTCAGCGGGCGACGTCCGGCGCAGCCTGAACCTGTATCAAAACCCTTCCGAAAAGCGCCCCTGGCCATCGGCCTATCTAAAGGACTTAGCGCGGCCGGTTTGGGTGTCGCAAAAGCATTAGGTTTAGGTACGAAAATCGGCGTAAACCGCACGATTTTAAGGACTTAGGCGTGAATGTAACGATGTACGGTACATCTTGGCGCCACCGTGCGGGCGCGCGCAGCACTCCTACATAACTACACAACCGAAGGGGGGGCGAAAACTTCACGCGGCGGGCGCGCGCGTGTTCCACTCGGCGACGATTCGCTCGAGTTCCGCGGGCCATGCAACCAGCATCGGCATGACTTTGCACGCGCCCGAAACGCACCCGACGATGAAATAGCAGGCGGCTTCGGGCGTGGCGATGATTTCATTGTTTCGGGCGTGGGGCTCGATCTCGGCCGCGACGCCGCAGAACGGGCAGGGCTTCAGGCTCATCGCGGGCGCGGCGCTTCAGTCATCGCCGCGGGGCTCGCGGAAGCCTGGTAGCAATCCGACGCGCGTGACGTAGCGCGGCGGGCGGCGAACCGTTAGCGTGTCTCGCGCGCCGCTCGCGATTTGGGCCACCAGCGGGCGGATATCGTTTATCTCAACTTTGCGGAAACTCATTCCGCCGTCGAAGCCCGTAACGATATACGGCGTCGTGTCGCCCGCGATCGTGAAGACATCGCCGACGCGGAAGAACTCGCGCAACTGTACCCCGCTGGTGATAACCGGCTCGATTGCGGGCGCACGGTACAGCGGCGGCAGCGAATAGACTTTCGCGCCCGGGCGCCACAACAGGCGCTCAGGATCAGCGGCGACGGCCGCGCCGCCGGCCAGCGCGGCGAGAAAGCCGCGACGGTTTAGCACGCCTTCCAGCTTACGCGCGCTTGCGGTAGTGTTCCCGCAGTTCCGCCGCTTCAGAACCAAATACCGCGCAGTAGGTGTTTCGGCGTGGTTCCGAACGCCTCCGCGAACTTCTGAACGTCATGCAGGAGAATGCGCTGGCGTCCCGCTTCGAGGTTGGCAATTGAGGTTCGCTGGAGCCCTACGCGCTTCGCCAGTTCTTCCTGGCTCAGTCCCAGGGCGGTTCGCAGGGCTTCCACCTTTGCGCCGAACTGGCGATACACCGGCTCAATCGGCGCGCTCACGCGGCGGCGGGCGCGGCGAGCAGACGCGCCGGCATCATGCGCGCGAGCTGATCGGCGAGCGCTTCGGTTTCGCGCCGCACGTACGCCAGCGTCTTATAGGTTTCGGGCCATAGTTCGGTGGCGTAATCAGGGCGCTTGCCGTGTATCGGTTCGATGAACTTCACGCGAAATGCTTCCATTGCCGGCGCTACGTCGCCCGCGTGCGCGCAATCGAAACCAAACCACCAGACGTGATCGGGCATCCCGGGCGCGGGAACGTGGCAAAGCTCGCCTTTACACAGATCCGAATACGTGATCCCGCCGTGAACGTCCAAATCCGCATCCACGTCCTGGTAGCCCTTCCCGAACAGCGGATGTTCAGCGGGCACGCCCACGTAACCGCATAACGCGCCGACCGGGCCGCGGCGCACGAAGCAGGCAAGGCCGGCGTGAATCCAGTCCACGCGATCGGGTTCTGACTGCCAGGGGCCCGGACCCCATTCGGATTTCGGGATTCGTTCCGTCATCGCCTTTTAGTCTGCCAGAGAACTCGCGCCGACTTTTAACCCAGGCGCAAGCCGTACAGCCGCACCTTATCTCCGGTTAAGCGCTCCGTGCCGACTACCGAGTAGTCAACATGGGAAAGCGCAAACGCTTCTGTACGTGCGGCGCGGAAGACTGCCCCGAATGCGCGGGCCGCGGGCTCACTCCCGCGCAGAAAAAAGCGCTGGCGCTCGCGAACGCGTGCCGCTGCGATAACTGCGTAACCTGCGCGGCGCGCATCCGCCGGCGCGGAGTCATGCGGCGAAAACGCGCGCTCGATGCGCGAACACCCTGGCAAAAGATGAGTATGCAGCATATCTGCCGCGTGGTGGGGTTGCGCTACATGGTGCCTTCGACGCTCGACACAGCGCAGGCGGGAGCGGCGTACCGCAATCCGATATTCGATTCCATCCGGCATCGCGGCGCGGCCATGATTCGCGCCGGCGGGCGCTAATTGCGCGCGGCGTTCGCGGCCGGCGTGGAGAAGAACCCGGAAAGATTCGCCTGACCTACTTCCAGCCTGGCGTTCGCCGAATCATAGACGCGGGGCTCGCCGACCAGCGTTACTTCGCGCCCGTTGCGCTTATATTCCTGGCGCATGGTGAGCACGTACCCGCGCATTTCCGCATTGACGGTTACGGCTTCGCGTTTCTCGCATAAGCCCGCCGCCGCCGCCTGTTCGATGTCCCACCCGAACGCGGCGCGGATTTTGTTTTTTTCGGGAGTGAGGTTTTCCGCAAAGAACGTATCCGACACCAGCAGCGTAGCCACGCATTCGCCCGCGGCCACGTCCTGGCGTATCCGCTTCCCGAATGCGGCTTTCGCTTTGCGATCGTTCGCCGCCGAACCATCGAACACGAACAGGCGCAGGGCTCCGTCCCGCATTCGTTCTCCGAACTGCATCATGCAATCGCCATCGGTACGGATTTGCTCTATCGCGAAGTCCAGGTGTTTGCGCGCCAGCTCCTTCAGTTCCTCCGGTTTCATGATGCAATGTTAAACGTGAGCCCGATCATTGACCGGCGCGCGCGCGAGGATCGCGTGCGCGGCGATCTCCAGGAGGCGAGCGGCGAGCCCGTTCCGGCCGAAAGCTCGACGCCTGGCGAACTACTCGCGACCATCGAAGCCTACGGGGCGGATATGGGCGTATTGCGAATCTGGATCTATCAGCGGCCGAAGCGCGACGGCTGGACGCCGCGGGCGCTGGCGGAATGGCTCGAGGAAAAGGGCTTCCGCTCTTACCCGCTCTTGCAGCTCCCCGACTACTGCGAGGATTGCGGCGCGTTTTTGCAGGGCGGGGCGACGCGGCACGCCGAAGGCTGTTTCATGCGGCGGTTGATAATCGAGAATTTCCCGGGAGCAACAATCCATTGAACCCCGCGATTCAGGCCATCCATCCGCTACCCGATTCGGCGTGCCTCGAGTGCGGCGGCGAAATCAAAGGCACGAACGCGTGCCACGATGGCAGCGTACCGCGTCCGAATGAAACCGTTATCGCCTGTAAGCGATGCGGCGCGGTATTCATGCTCGGCGACGGCTTGCGGTTGCGCGCGCTCACGCGGGCCGAACGCCGGTTTACGGGCAGCATCGACGCGAACCCCGAAGGCGCGGAAAAGGCGCGAAAACTGTTCGGTTCGCTCGCGCCGCTCCATTACTATGAGGCGAAGCCATGACCGGCCCGCCCATGCGCGTGATCGCGCGCGTTTACATCGATGGCGCGCAGACGCACGAAGAAACACTGACTATCACGGATGAGGAACAAATCGACGTACAGGCCCTGGCGCTCGCGCGCCGGCAACTGGCGGCGGTGAACCCGGAAGTGCCGTACATGATCGAACTCGAATTCCCCGATTTCGCCGAAGGCGATCGATTCTACCGTGTGGGCACGGATAAGCGCGCAATGGTTCACCCGGTTCTACTCGGGACCATTACCCCGGAGAAGAGCCATTGAGCCCCGCCGCCGCGCCCGTGCTGATGAGCGCCGCCGAGCGCGCCGAAACGCTGCGCGGACTACTGGACCTGTCGAATCGCTGTATTCTCAAGCTCGATGAAAAAGAGCGCGCGGTATTGCTGGACGCGATCGCGCTCTATGAGGCGGCGGAATGAACTGGTATACCGCCGGAATCATCGTGTTTACGTCCGCGATGGTGAGCGCCGTGCTTTATCCGCTGGTAGTCCTCACGCTTCGCGAAATCGGTATTCGGGACGTGACGCGGCGCGCGGCCGAAGCCCAGGGCGCGGCCGAAGCGGCGCTTGAGGCGGCGCGCGAGCTGGTCGAAAAGCAATTGCAAACCCGCCGCGACCTGCAAGCGCTGGCGCATGAAATCGAAAACCTGAAGCTCGCGCGCGAATTCGAACGCGACTGGATGCGGGAGCACGGAAAGGCCACGCGCGGATGACGGCGACAATCATTCCCGAGGTTCCGGTTCGCGTGAAATTCACGGCCATTGTGTTCGCGAAGCCCGACGCGCGGGGATCTATCGCGCGCGATCGGTTCGTTCAAAAGGAATTCGAAGCGCGCATTCCCGAAGCGGACGCGATGACGCTCGCGCCGGCGGCGTTTACCGCGCGCTACATTGAGCCGATGGTTTCCCAATGGCTCGCCGAGGTTCGCGGCGGAACGGGGCGCGGATAATGCCACTCGCAGACGTTACAGACCTCGCGGGTTTGCCGTTCGTGGCGAAATCGGGGAACGGCGGAATCATCAAAATTCTGGGCGAGCACGGGTTGAATCTGACCTGGCAATGGAAACCAACCGACGCCGATATAGCGGAGTTCCACGCGTGGGTGGAAAAGCAACTCGGAGTTCCTATCGATCCAACCACATTTTTTGCTGGCAAGAGCAGCGAGAATGCCGGGTTGAAGCGTTCGCACGCGGCATATCAGGAGTTTCTGAAAAATGCCCCTCAGACGTGAACTCCGCAAATACTACGGCCGCACGCATCGCGCGTACCGGGCCGCGCTGATCGCGCTCCGCGGCGCGAGTTGCCCCGAATGCGGCCGGCGACCGCCGGAAGCCCCGCCCGATCCGAAGCGCCCGCGGCGCGGCCGTTGGTATCTCAATCTCACGCACCTCGAGCACGATCCGGCGCGCAGCGGCCTGGTAGCGCTCAGGTGTCCCGCGTGCCATGCGCGGCATGACGCGCGCCACTCCTACGCCGTGCGCCGGCGCCGCGGGCCAGCTCTGGCTTTTGCCCGAACTCGAGTTCGCGCCCTACGCCGCATCCGAGATTCCGCCTGGGGTGCTTCGCGCATTGCGGTTGAACGCGCAGCGTGGTTTGTTTGAGTAGATGAGAGCCCCTAAACCACATCACGAACCAGATCACGAACCAGATCCGGCTGAGAGCGCCATCGCCGAAGCCGAAGCGCAATTGAAAGTAATACAAGCGCTCGCGAAGATTCCAGCGGGGCCAAACCGCGCCAACGTAACGCGGGCTATCGCGTTTTTATGTGAGGCGGATGCGCTTGTTCCCGGGATTCTTGACCAGTTCATACGCGGGGCTAAGTGAGCATCCCCGTAACCGAACTGAGCCCGGGCGATCGCGTGACGCTGTTCTGCCCCAACGCGCGCTATGAACCGCGCCGCCCCGCCGTTTTCGAAGCGGTTCTGACGCGCGACGAATTGATCGGGCTTATTCGCGCGACAGGTGGGCGCGAGCGCGGCGCGATGCCCCCAACAGGCCAGCGTTTTGCCGTCTTCCTGACGAACACAGCAGACCGCACTCGCGGCGAGCGGCTGAACTTCCGCAACCCTGACGGGAGTACCACGCCGATTGACGGGGATGAGCCTATCGTCCAGTTACGGCATTGCATGGAAATCACCGACGCGGGCCGCTTGCGCGACGACGAAGGGCGCGCGGTTTACATCGAGGCGCGCGCCGCGATGGGGATGGGATGACAAACGAACAACGCGAAATGCTCGCGCGCGCTATCAAGCTCCAAACCGAGGAAGGGCGGCGAAGAACTCGAGGCATTGCGCCGGCGAATCGACGCCATCGCCACGCGCGCCGATATCCGCGATTGGCTGGATGACGCGCTGGATTTGGGGATAGATCCGTTATGACGCGCGCAACCGTGTTCCACCGCATCCACCTGTTCCGCCGCGTGCTCGAATTCGCGTTTCCGCCGCTGCGCCGCCGGCGGGAAGCGAAACTACGCGACCAAATACGGCGGTTATGTCACGAAGGCGCGCGCGAGCCCGTGTTTTTTAGGGATTAAAACCGGCCATTTCGCGATAGCGTGGGGGCGTCATGCTACGCGACGAATTGCGGCGCCGCGCAAGCAGTACCCCGCGCGGCCGCACCCAAACCACCAGTTACAAGCAGCAGCGAATCAAGGAAAAGA